CGAGAGGGTCTTGCAAGTGCAATCACAGATCGATTGTTCTAATGTCGAGTGGGGTGTCATCGCAGAGCTGGCGCAATCAGATTGCATCTGGCGCGTTGAGGTTATCCCGCGCCACCAGCCGACGATTGACGCGATTCGCGAAGCGGTCGACGTGTTTTGGGCACACATGGAAGACGGCACAGATTACGGGCCGCAGACCTCGTCGGAGGCATCGCGCATGCTGCTTGGCAACCGCATGCCCGACCGACTTGATCTGACCGACACGCCGACGACCGACATCATGTGCGAGGCTCGGCAGAATCTCATCGACGCCAGCGAGACCTACCTTTCCGCGCGCTCAACCAAAGCAAATTGTGAGCGCATGATGGAAGATTGCGCAATGACCATGAAGACGGTCATGCAAGACGTTGAGCGGGTCAAATTACCCGGCGACATCCAGATCAATCACACATCAAACGACAGTGACCGGCGTCGGTTCTCCGTGATGGAGGGCAAGCGATGAGCGATTTCCGAAAATGGTGCGACGACATGGAACGTCGCTATGACGTGATGCCGCGCTGGTACTGGGATGAAGCGAAGCGTCGAGCCGCTTTTGAGACAGCGATCAACACAAATATGGAGTCAAAACATGACCGCAAATAATTTCCACACTGATCTCGTCGCTGCGCTGTCGGAGATCACCAATCCGCCAATGACACAAGTCAACCCGCATTTCCGGTCAAAATTTTCATCGCTCATCGACTGCGTGAATACGATAAGACCAATACTTGCCAAGCATCATATCGCCGCCACGCAGATGGTACGCCACGGCGAGGCCGGTGACCGTGTCGTCACGCGACTGGTGCATGCATCCGGCGAGTTTGTGGAGGATGGCGGCATCCCCCTCGCGAACACCTCCGACCCACAAAAAATGGGCTCGGCAATGACCTATGCACGTCGCTATGGATTGCTCGCAATCTGCGGTGCAGTCGGTGACCCCGATGACGACGGCAATAAGGCGAGCGAGCCAGAGCCCGTGCTAGCTGCACCACCACCACCACCAGCGCCATCAGTCCCAGCGGAGACGTATAAGCTCAACTATTTAAATGCGCGCACACTCTCGTTCGATGACAGCACGGCATGGGTCGACGCTTACACGACCGAGATGCGGTCGACGATTAATGATAAAAAACTCACGCCCGACGAGAAGATGAGCTTGATGCATGAGTTTGAAGAAAAGAATGCGCCGGGTCTTGAGATGATCCCGGACGGCGCGCGAGCTGACCTTGAAAGTAAGCGGCTATCAGCAAATAAAAAACTAGGGGCATCGAAATGAGCGAGCGCTACGGGATAACGAAACGGCAGCGCGAAGCATTCGACTGGGTTAGCGCGTACATCGCATACCACGGGTACAGCCCGTCATTTAGAGAAATAATGGACGGGCTTAACATGAAGTCGGTAAGCCAAGTGAGCGCAATAGTTAAGGTGTTAGAACAGCGCAACTACGTGAAGCGTCTATACGGTCTACGCAGATCGATCACGATATGCGACTGACCGCGTCTATCCATGACTGCCGTTCTTGGGCGGGGCTAAACAGCTCCGCCCTTAATCGTTTGGTCACAGTCCTCACCGATTTAATCGGTAAAAAATAAACCATGCGGAGATCGTTTGCGGTCAGTGCGAGAATGTCGGCAGACTGTGATGACAGCGCTTTCTTTTTGCCCGCGCCGGTGGAGGTCATAAAATAATAGTGGTTTTTGCGCCCGCGTTGCTCGGGTCGCACGGTGGACTTAACCTCCACGCGAAACCAACGGTGATCATAATACGCGATAATATCGCAACCGTCTGTGCGGACAATTGACGCGAGGCCACCAACTCGCTCGATGGCGGCGGCGCAGATCAGATCACCAACCCGACCAGTCCTCGTTGACATCAGTCTGCTTTTGCAGCTCGGATTTGATCGCGCAGAACGCCGTAGTCAATGATCATTCGCGCGAGGGCAGAGCATCCCGGCGTCACAATATCCCTCGGGCATGGAGGTGCTAATCTATCGACCTCATCTGCGGCAGCGTGCTGCACCGCTGTACCGTAGTCGCGCAGCTCGGGCACGACGATCACCGGCTCGGCTTTCTGCGCTGTCTTGTAGTCGAAATAAGCACCCGTACTTGAAGCGCCCGCCGTCACCAAACTAGAAATGATCCCTACGGAGCATGCGGGCAGTGTGAGGCAGATCGCGATCACTATCCACCTCACCCATGCGACGCCGCGCATCCGCTTCCGCCTCGAAGGACTTCGCTCGCGACGCCTTGCGGACAATCCGCGCCAAGCCGAAGGCGCACCCGGCGAGTATCGCGATGCCAAATATGATGGTGATGACAATCGTCGAGAACTCCATTACGCCTCGGCTTTCTCATGCAGAAAGAAACCAGCGACCCCAGCCAGTGCGGCAAGTGCGGTGCTGATGTTCTGCATGAGTCCGGGATCGATGTTGACTCCTGTGAGAGCTAACACGCTTGCGAGTGCTGCGTAACTTGAGGGCTCCCGTAGTCTCTTTATGATCTGTGACATCTCGACTCCTTACATTTTTAGTACGACCAAATATTTGGTCTGGGTGATTGGGACAATACATCCGCGTGCAGAAATCTCGACGAGTGTCGACCCTTCTGACTTACGCCGATGCCTTTTACTCGGTCGTCTGCCGCCAGCAATCGAAGCAAGTCGTATGCGTCTCGCCCGGTGCATCCGATGTCAACCGCAGCCCCGGAATTGTGTGATCCGGGTTTCTTTTTGCGGGCTTCGATTGGATGCTTTTCACAGCGGTAGCCCGACGTTATTTTCATCGGCTTGCCAAATGCAGTTCGTACAGACTGCAACACCTCAAGCAATTCGACATCGCAAACGAACGCCTCGCATCCGCAGCGGCATCGGAATTCGCTCTCGGAAAAATTGGGGTAGCGCTGCCAGTCAATCATCATGCTCAACCTTTTCAACTGGTGGCACACTTGGATGCCGACCATTATGCATGTGCTGTAACGTGTTCACGTCGCGCCGCAACGTCTCGCAGTGGGACTCCATTGTCGCGAGGCGTTCGTGTAATACTTGACGCCGCTCTGGTGACAGCATGGTGGACAGCACCGACACCCGTTGCTCGGTCGTTGATTGATGCACCTCGGATTTATCGAAGCGCGTGTCGAGCTTTCGTAGTCGCGTTTCGATGTCCCTCATCTGCTCAATGACCGCCGCAAGTTTTTGCCGGACAATTGCCGCCGCGCTCACGATTGAAACGAGCATGCCTAGCAGTGTGACAACAAGCGACGGGTCAATTGAGTTCATTTTTAATCGTCGATCTCCGGCCATACAATGTTCGACAGATCGACTGTTGCCGGAAAGTCACGTAGGGCTGCGCGGTACGCCGTCTGCTCGTCGCTCATCGTCAGATCGCTGCTCGCCCACCAGTCGCATTCGGCGAGACGGCGGTCGCGTTCTTCCCGCAAATCTGCCCACGGCTTCGCCGCCTCGTATTCGGCGGTCCAAGTTGCAAGCGTTTCAGCGGACGGGACGCCGCCCTCGAACTCGACGACGATATTGTCTCGGATTGACCATGGTGTCGTCGGATGTTTCCACGTCAAAACTGTGCTTATTTTGGTCATGCTTCGAGTTCCCAAATTTGTATGTTGACGCCGCCAGTGTCAGCCCATCGACCCCCAGAATGATGCTGGCTTCCAAGGTAAACAGTGCCCGTGTTGCCACTCGATCCGAATCGCAACTTATAGGTGATTTCGCTCGTCGATCCGGCGGTGTCCAAATGCTGAAGAGTCATCATAATCGGACCATTTCCGTGCGCCTCCTCAAACACCGTGCGCACGGCGGTTGAACCGGAATCTTTAAACAATGCCAGCACGGGGACCACGACACCGGAAACTGCACCTTGGGCGATGACTTGGATCAAAATTTTGTTAGTTGCCGACGCGGCAGTATGTGTGAATGTGGTGTATTCAGCGCCCTCGCCGCTACCCGACGCGGTGTCGTCATCCGGGAAAGTCGCTGTGGTTGATGCGTCGGTTGCAACGTGCGTGTTGGAAAACGCCACGACCTTGCCGCCACCCGCCGCTTGAAAAGTCGGCGCAGCGCCAGCGCCATTTGAGGTCAACACTTGACCGCTGCTGCCCGTCGTGACGTATGCTGGATCACCGCTGGCATCAAACGAAATCAGATTGCCATCAGTTCCCGAAGCTAATTTGGCGAGGCTCACGGCATTGTCAGCAATGCTTGCCGTGACAACTGCATCATTGGCGACTTTTGCCGCCGTAACTGCGTCGTCCGCGATCATCGCGGTGGCAACTTGTGCATAACTCAAGTCTGTTCCGTCGGAGGTAAGAACAGTGTTCGCTGATCCAACAGCAAGCCGCGCCGTCGCGTTGCTGCTATCTCGCACGATGATGTCGCCGCGTGTCGTCATCGGATCGTCGAGGCTACCCGCGTTGCCTGTTCTCACAAACGACACAAGGACGGCGTCGGAGTTACTGAACGAGCCGTTGCTTACAACATGAGACACAACGAGTTTCACGTACCCGCTGGCGTCGGTCGATGTGCCCGATATTTTGTACGTCGCGAAATTTTGTTGCGCCGCTTTTTTGACGATTGTAACTTGCCCGCGATCTGACGTTTGCGTCGAATCATCCCACGTTAAAATGAACGCGCTGACATCGGGATTGCCGCTTGCCGCTGTGCTATCGTCGATGAAAATCTGCGACACGCTGCCAAGCGTTCCGCTGTTTAAACGTATTTGCCCGGCACCGGGATCACTGTCGGATGTCGTTGTCGAGAACGTGTACGGCAGACCACCAACACCGTCGGGGCCTTGTGATCCGGTCGATCCACCTGCCCCGGTTGCCCCTACGGGCACGCCAAGCGCTAGTGCCCCGCTCGAAGAATTGAATGAGACAGTCGCGCTCTGAGAGTTGCCCGACCCATCAACCGCGACATTACTCACCGCTACCGTGTTAACTCGTCCGGTCGTCGTCTCCAGCGCAGTCCCGTTGCTGTCATAGGCGATTAGCTTGCCCGCTTGATCGCCTACCGTGTCGGCGTATGGAAAGAACAGCGGCCCGCTTGTTCCGGTGCCGCTTGTCGTGCGGTTCACCGTGCTGGCTAGCTGGACATTGCGGGAGAGCAGTGTCTCGATTTGCTGGTCGTTAATCGTAAGACGATCTAGCGCGTCGTTGATTGATGCCGCAGTAAAGTCGCCGCCCGTCGAGTAATCAGTCGTGCGCTC